ATTTTATCAAGTCTGGAATGACCCTGATCACACAGGTTGACTCCGACAAGTACCTTAAGAAGCTGAAGAAGGAAGATCAGAAAAAGGACCATAAATAAACAATAAATTGTGTTATTGTGCCTAGTCAACAACCTTTTAAAGATTTAAAGGTTACTATGTCACCTCACCCAATTACGGGTGATTTGCTAGTGACAAAGAACGATGCCGCTGTAAAGCAAGCAGTCGTTAATCTTGTGTTGACTGCTCCTGGAGAGAGATTCTTTGATGATCAATTAGGGACTCGTGTTTCGGAGTTATTGTTCGAGCCGCTTGATTTTGGTACAGCGGGTCTTATTAAGGATCAGATTAACACTACTTTGAGAGCATACGAACCTCGTATTGACATAACTGAAATTACAGTAGATCCAAATTTTGAAGAAAATGCTTTTGATGTTGCTCTAGAGTTTACTATCCGTGGTCGTCAAGACGAACCTCCCCAAAATGTCAACTTCCTCTTACAGAGAACCCGATGAAGTACATCCAAGTAAATAATCTGGATTTTGCAGATATCAAGACTGCGCTCAAGGACTACTTAAGAGCGCAGACTGATTTTGTTGATTTTGACTTTGAGGGTTCTGCTTGGAGTAATCTGCTCGACGTATTGGCATATAATACGTATTACACCGCGTTCAACACGAACATGGTGGTCAATGAGTTATTCTTGGAGTCTGCAACACTCCGAGATAACGTAGTTTCGCTAGCGAAGCAACTGGGGTACAAGCCAAAGTCCGTGGTTGCTCCGCAAGCAACAGTTAATTTTCAAGTAAATTTTGCAGGAACGTACCCAAGTACGATCACTTTGAAGAAGGGCACGGGATTTGTCACTTCATTTGATGATCAGTTGTTCCGTTTTGTCGCAATTGACGACTACAAGGTAGGAGTTGTCAACGGTCAAGCAATTTTTGAGAATGTCGTACTCCACGAAGGCACTCTCATTGAGGAGACTTACACCAAGTCTACCGTACTAAAAGACCAAAAGTTTATCCTAAAGAACAGTGGTGCGGACACAAGCACACTACGTGTCAAGGTATTCCCCATTGAGGGAGCATCAGAGTTTGCATACTACAATCAGATCAACAATATCATTGATATTGGCGCGTCAGACAAGATCTATTACGTAGATGAGAACTCCGATGAGCAATACCAGCTCTTCTTTGGTGATGGTGTAGTTGGTGCTGCGCTAGAGAATAATAATTTTGTTGAGGTATCTTACCTAGTTTCCAACGGTGCTGCCGCAAATGGCGCAAACGTATTTACATTCAGTGGTGTTCTGGTAGATAACAACGGAACTGCATATCCACTTAACGTATCTAACATCACTACAGTCTCTGCTGCTGATGGTGGTGCAGGTATTGAGAGTATTGATAAGATCAAGTTCAATGCTCCTAAACTATATGCTACACAGAACAGAGCAGTCACTGCACTAGACTACGGTGCTATTGTAAGACAGATCTACCCTGCCGTATCTGATATCATCACATATGGTGGAGAAGAGGAGAGATATCCAGAGTTTGGTAAGGTCAAGATCGTTATCAAACCAGAAAGTGGCGCTACACTCTCTAGTGTAACTAAAAAGCAAATCATTGAGCAGTTGAAGGACTATGCAGTGGCATCGGTCACTCCAGAGATCAAAGACCCATCGATCTTGTATTTGGAGTTAGATAGTAGAGTCAGCTTCAATACTCGCATCACAAATCAGTTCCCCACTGATATCAAGACTAAAGTTACGAATTCCGTAGAAGAATATACTAAACTGTCTGACACCGAGAAGTTTAACGGTAAGTTCAGATATAGTAAGTATATTGGTGTAATTGACAACGCTGATCGTTCTATTACATCCAATACCACAACAGTGTTGATGAGGAAGGATTTCTACCCTCAAATCAATACTTCAACGTACTACGAACTCTGTTTCCAAAATCCATTCAAGCTATCTTGTCCAGAGGACGGACCTGTTGTTATGTCAACAGGTTTCAAGGTTACTGCCTATCCTAACGTTGTCGTTTACTTTGAAGACAGGGATGGCAAAATCGTCCTATATAGATTGGATCCTGGAACAGGTGAAAAGATTGTCCTGAACGACAATATTGGTGATGTTGATTATGAAGAAGGTGAAATCAAACTGTATGATGTAACCATTTTGCAGGGAACCTTCTTTGACAACAGAATCTCGGTTCGAGTGATCCCTCGTAATAACGACATTAACGCATCTAGACACATGTATCTTGATCTAGATGTTGCCAATAGCAAGTTCGCGGTATATCCAGAGTAATTAGATGAGTACACAGATTTCAGCTCTAATTGAAGATCAACTTCCTGGGTTTATTGTTTCTGAATACGAAAATTTTTCGACAATTCTAGAAGCATACTATCGACAACAGGAAGCGGTTGGACAACCTCTTGATATTATCGGAAACATCACACAATATCGTGATGTTGACTTTTATGAGAAGAACTTACTGAAAGAGTCTACTAGGGTCACGTTGACTGTGAATGCATCTGCCACGACTTTGGTAGTCGCTGATGCTAGTTCATTCCCAGAAAGAAACGGATATATCAAGGTTGGATCTGAAATCTGTTTTTACAAAGAGAGAACAGACACAGAATTTTTAGATGTCTCTAGAGGAGTAAGTGGAACAACCATCCTCGGAGACTTGCATAATGAGTCCACATTCGTGTCTACAGCATCCGTAGACCATTATGTTGGTGAAGAAGTACATAACTTAAGTCACTTGTTCTTATATGCCTTTGTAAGGGCATTTGAGCGAGAGTATCTGGTTGACTTCCCAGAAGCTTATTTGAAAGGTGATGTAGACAAGAGACTCCTCATTAAGAACATCGGAGACTTCTACAAAACCAAGGGTGGCGATAAGTCCATCAGATTCATCTTCAATACTATTGTATCGAAGAGTGCTGACGACATTCCTACCACATATTATCCAAAAGACCATACTGTAAAGGTATCGGAGTCTGATTGGTCCGCTGCATTTGCGGTACAAGCAATTATTTTGAGTGGCGATGCCAAAAAGCTGATTGGTGAGACGATTATTCAGCAAGCAGACAGTAATTCTGTCAATTCTCCTTATGCATCTGCTAATGTCGAGAATATTGTCCAGATTGGTAAAGTAGGTGACTACGGTCTATACAATCTGATCATTGATCCAGTTTCTGTAAATGGCGAATTTGCACTCCCCCAAAAGACAGTGCTGGACAGGGTTTTGGGCACCTCTCTTTCCAGTGGTGATACAGTCACTGTAGATTCCACCATGGGTTGGAGCGGTCAAGAAGGATTCATACAAATCAATGGTGAGATCATTGAGTATGAAGGAAAGACTGCCAGACAGTTTACTATCAAGGAACGTGGCACTATCACCAGAATTCACAATGTTGGTGATATTGTTACCAGTTACTCTAATGTAAGAAGTGGTGATGTTAGTTTGCTTCTATATGGCATCTTAACAAGACTTTCTCCTGAACAAGTATATCCTTACTCTCAAAAGGGAGATAAGATCCAGATCTCTAAACCTGGATTTGAAACTAGAGATACTATCATCTATGATGAAGAAGCTAGAAATGTAAGATGGAAAGTCAACACCACTGGTGCTGTTCCCTCTGTTCCTCTTAATCCTGGTGTAGGTCTTCCCCTACAGAAATATCTCGCAGACGTTGGTGCGATCTATCAAGATGGACAATATTACTATATTGCTACTTCTTCCTATCCATCTACACCTATTCTTACTGGTCAGGACCAACCTAACCTAGTTGATGCTAATCAACTCAAACTTATTCCCAAGACTACTAGTACGACCACCGAAGTCTACAAAACACCATTTAGAGATATTGGTGTGTTTGTAGATGGTACTATCGCTTTTGGATATAAGAGTGAGGATCAGATTGCATATGGCAACATTCAGTCTTACACATTGACTTCCAGAGGTTCTGGATATACAAAACCACCATATGTCCTTATTAATGGTGAGGCACAACTAGCACTATCAACTCTGGTCGGTGATACTGTAAACTCTGTATTTACTCGACTTGATAAAAATTACACAGCAGATCCTCTGGTAGAAATTATCAGTGGACGATATGGCAAAGCGGAAGCAGTTGTCACATCTGGAGAAATCACAAGCATTCGTTTGATTGATGCTGGTGAGTATTACTCTGCACCTCCAGTAGTTGTCATTACCGACTTGGCAGGCAAAGGTAGATTTGCAGAATTTAGAGCTGTTGTCAATACAAAAGGTAAAATTACTGGATTTGATAAAATTGATGGCGGTAAATTCTACACTCAAGAGAATGTGAGGGTAGAACTTGTAGAAGAAGCAAGGAACAATCCTGCTACTGCAACTGCCACAATTTACCGTTGGGTAAAAGACCGATTTTTTAATAATTCTAATTTCATAGATGATAATGGTGGTCTTGCAATAAAAGACCTCATAGAAAATGAATTTTACTATGGAGTGATTGCAAACCCCAAACGTTTGCGTTTTAGACTAGGGGACAATCTAACACCAACTCAATTCCAAGAGACTCCTACATTAACACACTCACCCATCCTAGGATATGCTTATGACGGCAATCCTATCTATGGTCCTTATGGTTATAGCAATCCACTATCTGATCAATCTTCTATTGTGAGGATGAATAGTGGTTATCAGCTTAAGAATGAGAGAACTGATGGTCCTGTCGATGCTCCATACGATATGGGCACCTTTGTTGATGACTACGAATGGATTGCTACTGTTGATACAGGTAAGACTCGTCTTGATATTAACAATGGTAGATTCTGTGTCACACCAGAATACCCACAGGGAACCTATGCATACTTCATCACTATCGATGCTACGAACAAACCTGTATATCCATACATCCTCGGTGAGAACTTCTATTCTCTACCTGTAAGATCTAACTACGAAAGTAAGGTAACTCAACAATCGATTCCTTCGTCATCTGAACGTCTATTCATTCCAGGAACATTGAAGAATGGATCTGGTGAGATCGCATATGTTGATGCAGTAAGCACTGGATCTGTTACTAGCGTAGATATTGAGGATTCTCAACCTACGTTCCAAATTGGATCAAGAATTTATGTAGATGATGACGGCACTGGTGGCTCTGGTGCTTCTGGTATTGTTGCGTCTACATTTGGTAAGACTGTAACCAGTATTGAGTCTAAAGAGACTAAAGCATCCTTGTTGACAACTCTTTCTGATTTCTATGCATTCGAGAATGACATTATCACGCAAGAGACCACAGGTGCAACTGGTGAGGTCATCAGAAACATCAGTGAAGAACTTGAAGTTGCTGTCAGAAATGTCACAGGATCATTCCAACCTGGATTTGAAATTAATTCCTCAACTCAAGTAATTAACCTACTTCTGTCACAAAACAGCTCATACACAGCAGGTGCAACTCTTGCTCTTGTCTTGTTTGAGGATCCTACTACTGAAATTGCTACTGGAGAGATCCTAACTCAAACTGTTGATCAAAATGCAGTACGACTGAAAGTTTTAAGTGGTGATTTTGATGATTATCTAGATTATGCAGAAGGAGAAGTAATCCTCAAGAGTTCTGACCTAGGTAACACTCCAGGATCAGAGATTGTAATTATCAATCAGTTGAGTAGAGATATCAACATCACCGACGTTGACGAATCGATTGCTATTCTCTCAACTGAAGAAAATCATGATTTTGGTAAGGGAGATGTTATCAACATTACTGTTGACCCCGATCCTGCTACTACAGAGACTACTTATTATGTAACCAAGAAGAAGTTCCAAGAAGCTACCCTAATTCCAAACGAGTATCGTGCAAAGATCGATGATACTGGTATTGGCAAGTCTACTGTACTTGGTTTAGGAAAAGATTACTATGCTGGGCAGTATGATGATGTTCCTCTAGTATTTGCTAACTCATCTCTGTCTAGGTCTGATGTTGTTGCAGCAAAAGCATCTATAACTGTAGAGTCTACTAATTTTGATAATAGTGGCAACATTGGTGAGATTATTATTACTGATGCTGGTGCAAACTACGAGATCGATGATATCTTGACAGTTGACCCTACTGCTATTCCAAAAGTAGATGTTACTGATCTAGATACTGCACCAACTCTAACGATGGAGTATCTAAACCAGCAAGAAGTCGATTCTTACCTTCAGAAGAGGTTTTTTGTTGATGAAGCAGATTATCCAGGTTTGATTGCTGCAATGCCAGAACAGGGTGCATTCTTCCAGAATGACGCTGGTGGCACTAATCTCATCTATATCTCTAAAGATGATCTCAATTTTGCTGTTACCTACTTTGTTGCTGATACTGAAGGTGAAGATCTAACTACTTCTGATACTGTCTTTGGATATACGATCACTAGTGTTGATCAATATAGTCCTCCAGGTAGCATTAAGCCACAATTCAGGTTTAATGACGAAAATGGTAA